GAGTTGTCCCAGTACTACAAGTTGCGCGAGCGGCTGAAAAGGGACGAAGAAATCCTGGAGTCCCTCCGAGCCGCGGCTTGCCCCGGAGCGCAGAATTTGAGCGGGATGCCACACGCGCCGGGCGTTCGGGACAAGGTGGGCGACCTGGCCGTTGAGATCGCCGATATGACGGAACGAATCCGGTATCTCAAAGAGGAGATTGGCCGGGCGGAAGCGGCTGTCACGGAATTTGTGGAGAGCATCGAGAACGACCAGACGCGGATGATTTTCCGGCTCCGCTTCCTTCGGTGCCTGACCTGGGGCGAGGTCGCTGCCGTCATCGGCGGGCGCAACACGGAGGACGGCGTGAAGTCGGCCTGCTACCGATACCTGTCCTCCTGAAAAGTTGCAACGGCGTGACGCGGTGCGACGCTTGCAAACGCCCTTTATGTGCGATATGCTTAAACTCGTAAAATCCTATGAAGCCAGGCGGCCCTTCTTCGGAGGGGCCGCCATTCTTTTGGGAAAGGAGGTTGAGGCCGCCGCGTTACTCCTTGCGCGTCGGTCGTGCGCCGGGCTTCATGTTCGCCAACGTGGGCAGCGGCGACGCCAAAAAAGGAGAAAAGCAAAATGTTCGGAATCATTGTCCTGGCCGCCTATGCTCTGCTGATGATCGGCGTCACGCTTATCTTCACCCGCAGGGCGACCAGCGCAGAGAGTTTCCATGTGGCAGACCGGCGCATCGGAGCCACGGTAGCGGCCATGAGTATCGCCGCCACCTGGATCTGGGCGCCGTCCCTGTTCACATCATCGGAAATGGCCTACACAAGAGGCGTGCCGGGAATGTTTTGGTTTCTGGTGCCGAATGTGCTGTGCCTCATCATCTTCATCCCATTTGCCAAGAAAATCCGCCGTCAGTACCCGGATGGTATCACCCTCACCGGCTACATGGCCGAGCGGTACCGCTCCCCGAAGGTCAAGGGCGTCTACTCCTTCCAGCTGGGCGCGCTGGCCGTCCTCTCGACGGCCGTGCAGCTGCTCGCCGGCGGGAAGACGCTGGCCCTCCTCACAGGTCTGCCTTTCTGGAGCATGACGCTTGCTCTGGCCGCCATCGCCTATTCCTACTCCCGTTTCTCCGGCATCAAGGCGTCGGTGGCCACGGATGTCGTCCAGCTGGGCATCATCCTCTTGGGCGGTGCACTCCTGGTGGCCCTGGGCCTCCGGCTGACCAGCGGCCTGGAGACGGTGCGGGCCGGGCTGGGCTCTATCAGCGGGGAGTACACCTCCCTGACCTCGGCCTCCGGCGTCGAGGTGCTGTTGAGCTTCGGGCTCCCGACGGCGGTCGGCCTGATTTCCGGTCCGTTTGGTGACCAGTGCTTTTGGCAGCGGGCCTTCTCCATCCGGGAGGATCGCATCGGCCGCTCTTTCTTCGCTGCGGCTCTGCTGTTCGCCATTGTACCTATTGCTATGGGCACGATAGGCTTCCTGGCCGCCGGAACCGGCTTTCAGGCGGCAGACACCGGCATGGTGAACTTCGAGTTTGTCATGTCGCTGCTCCCGGCCTGGGTGCTGGTGCCCTTCCTGTTCATGGTCATCTCTGGCCTGCTCTCCACCGTGGACAGCAATCTGTGCGCCGCGGCGTCCCTCACGACGGACTGGATGACCAGCGAGGGGGCCGACAATATCCGCGTCTCTCGGCGCGTCATGCTGGCCCTGCTACTGGTGAGCATCCTGATTGCCAACATCCCGGGGCTGACCGTGACGCACCTGTTCCTGTTCTACGGCACCCTGCGGGCCTCCACGCTGCTCCCCACGGTGATGACGCTGCTGGGGAAGAAGCTCTCGGCCGGCGGCGTGTTCGCCGGTGTCCTCACCGCTCTGTGTGTCGGGCTCCCCATATTTGCATACGGCAACATCGCTGGTATTCCGGCCCTCAAAACAGCTGGCAGCCTGACGACCGTGCTGTCCAGCGGCATCGTGGCTGTCATCGCCTCCAGAAAGGCGGTGCGGACATGAGCCTGGGTAGGAAACAACGCATCACCAATGAAGCATGGCTGGAGGCCGTTGCAACCGTCGAGAGCACGGTTTCAGAGGCGGCCCTGGGCGAACTTGTGGCCGCGACCATCGAGGACATCAAGGCCAAGACTGCGGGCAAAAAGGCAGCCTATGCCTGGAGCGGTGGTAAGGACAGCATTGTCCTTGGCAAGCTCTGTGAGGCTGCTGGCGTGACCGACAGCATGATCGGCGTGTGCGACCTGGAGTACCCGGCCTTTGCCACCTGGGTCGAGGCCAACAAGCCGGAGGGCTGCGAGGTCATCAACACACATCAGGGGCTCGACTGGCTGGCCAGACACCCGGAGATGCTGTTCCCGCAGAACTCGGCCGCGGCCGGCCGGTGGTTTTCCATCGTGCAGCACCGGGCGCAGCGCATTTACGCCAAGGCTCACAACCTTGACCTTATCATCCTTGGCCGCCGCCGTGCGGATGGGAACTATGTGGGCCGCGGCACCAACATCTACACCGACGGCAAGGGCGTCACCCGCTTCAGCCCGCTCGCAGCCTGGAGCCATGAGCACGTCCTGGCCTATATCCATTACCACCAGCTCCCGCTCCCGCCCATCTACGGGTGGAAGAACGGCTACCTTTGCGGTACGCACCCCTGGCCCGCCCGGCAGTGGACGGGCAGCCCCGAAAACGGTTGGCGCGAGGTCTACGACATCGACCCCTCCATCGTCATTGAGGCGGCGGAGAAGATCGGGAGCGCCCGGGCCTTCCTCGAGGGGGTGCGGGTATGAACGTGACGAGAAAGCTCCTGTCCGAGCTCCGGCGCCCGGAGCGGAACGTCCGAATGCACACCGACAAGCAGCTGAAGGAGTTCCGGCGCTCCGTTGAGATGTTCGGCCAGATCCGCCCTATCGTGGTGGACGAGGACGGCGTCATCCTGGCCGGCAACGGCCTGTATGAAACGCTCCTCTCTATGGGCCGCACCGAGGCGGACTGCTACGTCGTGACCGGCCTCACCGAAGCCCAGAAGAAAAAGCTGATGCTGGCCGACAACCGAGTATTCGACCTGGGCGTGGACGACCTGTCCGCGCTAGACGCCTTTGTCCTGGAGCTGAAGGACGACCTGGACATCCCCGGCTATGAGGAAGACCTGCTCCGGGCGATGGTCATGGAGGCGGACGAGGCCGCCGACACCCTCAGCGAGTACGGCACCATCGACGAGGAGCGCATCGAGGAGATCCGTGACGCCCGGGAGCGCACCGAGGCCAGGGAGGAAGCGGCTGCGAGGAATGCCGAGGAGTATGTTCCGCCGGCGGCCGGAACACAGCCACAGGAGGAAGGGCCGGCACGCCGGTTTATCCTCTGCCCGAAATGCGGTGAGCGGATATGGCTGTGAAGCGTGTTGCGTCCAACGTGGACATCGTGACCGCCGCCCGCCAGCGCATCAAAAATGTGTTCTCCAACGGCGTCCCGGTCTATATGTCGTTCTCGGGCGGAAAGGACAGCCTGTGCCTGGCCGACCTCACCTTGAAGCTGATCCAGGCCGGGGAGATCGACCCGGCCCAGCTGACCGTCCTCTTCATCGACGAGGAGGCTATCTTCGACTGCATTGAGGAGACGACCAAGGCCTGGCGCAAGAAGTTCCTGCTGGCCGGCGCCAAGTTCCAGTGGTGGTGCATCGAGGTCAAGCATTTCAACTGCCTCAACGAGCTCTCCAGCGACGAGACATTCGTCTGCTGGGACCGCCGCAAGCGGGATGTCTGGGTGCGGCAGCCGCCGCCCTTTGCCATCCGCAACCACCCTCTGCTCAAGCCCGGGGTGGACAACTATCAATCCTTCCTGCCTCGCGTCACCCGGGACGGCATTATGATGACCGGCGTCCGGGCGGCCGAATCCGTCCAGCGCCTCCAGTACATGGCGGCTCTGGGCGTGGGCGGCAAGGGGATCACCAACACCAACACCATCTACCCGATCTACGACTGGAAGACCACCGACGTGTGGCTCTACCTTCGCAACGAGCGGGTAGAGATCCCCAAGGTCTATCTGCAGATGTACCAGGTCGGGGTCAATCGCAACCAGCTGCGGGTTTCGCAATTCTTCTCTGTCGATACTGTCCCCGTCCTGGTACATCTTGCGGAGTATGACCCTGCTCTGATGGAGCGCGTGCTCCGCCGTGAGCCCAACGCCTACCTTGCCATGCTCTACTGGGACAGCGAAATGTTCCACCGCACGACGCGGAAGCGCCGGGAGCTGGAAGGCAAGGACACGAAGGACTACCGCGCGCTTCTGAAAGAGATGTTGTTCGAGCGCCCCGCCGATTTCTTCAATACGCCTCACAAGCGGGATGTCGCCAAGCAGTACCGCAAGCTCTTTATCCGCATGGACGGCATGGCCCGCCCCCGGGACTACCGGAAGATGTACGAGGGGCTGGTGGCCGGCGACCCCAAGCTCCGCACCCTGCGGGCGATCTACCAGGATATTTCCTGCGCCTACGCAGCCTACGCCAAGTCCTTCCGGAAGGGAGGTGAAGCGAATGGCTGATGTGGACCTGTTCGCCCCTCTGTCCTCCCTGCAATGGGTGGACCGCGACCAGCTCAAGCCCAATGACTACAACCCCAACAAGGTCAACCGGGAGAACCTGAAGCTGCTGGTGCAGTCCATCCTCACCAACGGCTGGACGCTGCCCATCGTGGTGCGCCCTGACTACACCATCATCGACGGCTTCCACCGCTGGACGGTGGCTGGAGAGGAGCCCCTGCACACGAAGCTGGGCGGCAAGGTGCCCGTGGTGATCGTGCGGCACGACGACCAGACCGAGGACATCTACGGCACCGTCACCCACAACCGCGCCCGTGGTACACACCTGCTGGAGCCTATGAAGGCCATCGTCAAGCGCCTGCTGGCCGACGGGAAAAGCGTGCAGGAAATCGGGAAGCAGCTGGGCATGAGGCCCGAGGAAGTATTCCGCCTGTCTGATTTCTCACGCGATGACTTCCTCTCGATGATGACGAAAGGCGTACATGGGTACAGCAAAGCAGAGCTGCTGACCAAGTACTGAGGCACACCCCCATGCCCCCATACACCAGGCATAGCCCAGGACAGGGCCATACAGCGCATGAGAGCCGCGTATGTGTTCTGCCCTGGGCGTTCTCATGCCGAGGCGTGAAGGGGTGTTGCAAGCCCTGGAAATGGGTATTGAGGGCGACGATGAAAAGCGCGGCAAGGTACTGTGACGGCCCCTACCCAAAGGGTGCGGGCTCGCCGACCCCAAAAAACGATTAGTTAGTGCGCGAGAAAAGGGCAACTTTAATTGAAATCTTGTATGAAATTATCGACTTCTTGACCTTCCGCCGGGCGTGGGACGCCCGCCTCCTATCACATAGCCTGGCCCCGGAGCGGAAACGCCCCGGGCGTTGGGCGGAGGGCCAAGACACAGGAAAGGAGCGCGGCCTATGGCGGCAAAGAAGCAGGATGTGGTCGTAGAGGACGGAGCCGTGTATGTGCTGCGCGCCGGGACGCCCGTCTACGTCAAGACTGCCGACATCTGCTCGATGACCGGGAAGAGTAACCAGTGGATCGGACAGCTGGTAGCCCAGGGGACGCTGCACAAGCGCAGCACCCCGCACGGGAGCCTGTTCGACATCACCGAGGCTGTGCGCGCCTACTGCTCCATGCTGGAGGCCCGCGCGGGACCGGCCAAGACCGAGGAGGAGATCAAGCAGGAAATCAAGCAGGAAAAGGCGAAGGCGGCCGCCGACGTGACAATGAAGATTGCCAAGGCCAACATCGCCAAGGCCGAGGCCGACGAGCTCCAGGGCAAAATGCACCGGAGCGAGGACGTGGCCGCGATGACTACCGACTTGATCTACGCCATTCGCGGGGCGATGATGGCCCTGCCCGGCCGCCTGGCCGTGGACGTGGCCTCGGCGAACTCCCCGGCGGAGGCCGCCGAGATCATCCGCCGCGAGGTCAACAAGGCCATGCGGGAGCTCTCCAACTACCGCTATGACCCAAAGAAATACGAGGAGCGCGTCCGGGAGCGGAGGGCCTGGGAAGCCGACAGCGGGCGTGATGCCGATGACGGATAAGGAAACGCGCCGGCTCATTGAGGAGAAAGAGGCCCGCGAGCGGGTAAAGAGGCTGAACGCCGTCATCACGAAGGTCTTGGCCGGCATGAAACCGCCGGACGACCTGACCGTGACGGAATGGGCGGAGAAAAACCGCCGCCTGTCCACCGAGGCCAGCGCCGAGCCCGGCCCCTGGCGCACCGACCGCACCCCTTACCTCCGGGAGCCGATGGACGCTTTTACCGACCCCCGGGTGCACCGCATCGTCATGGTGGCGGCGTCCCAGGTGGGAAAGTCGGAGTTCCTCAACAACACCATCGGCTATATCATCGACGAAGACCCCGGCTCCATCCTGTTCGTCCATCCCACGACCATTGACGCCAAGGAGTACTCCAAGCTCCGCATCGCTCCGATGATCCGGGACTGCCCCACCCTCAAAAAGAAGGTGGCAGACCCCAAAAGCCGCGACAGCGGAAACACCATCCTGCAAAAGACATACCCCGGCGGCATACTGACGATGTGCGGCTCCACCGAGGCCCACGCCCTGGCGTCCAAGCCCATCCGCTACATCATGGGGGACGAGCGCGACCGCTGGGCGACCTCCGCCGGCAACGAGGGCGACCCCTGGGAACTGGCCCAGGCCCGACAGACCACGTTCTATAACGCCAAGGCGCTGGAGGTCAGCACCCCCACCGTCAAGAACGCCAGCGCAATCGAGGCGTCCTACGCCGAGGGAACGATGGAGCGGTGGAAAAGCAAATGCCCCCACTGCGGCGAGTACCACGAGATCAACTTCGAGGACATCCGCTATGAGCACGAGGAGAGCGTGGTGGCTGGCCGCAAGACCTTCAAGGTGCTGCGCGTCTGGTACGTCTGTCCTGGCTGCGGGTGCATCTCCGACGAGATGACCATGAAGCACCAGCCTGCGCGCTGGGAGGCTGACAACCCCGACGCATACGCCCAGGGCGTCCGCTCTTTCTGGCTGAACGCATTTGTCAGCCAGTGGGCTTCATGGAGCTCCATCGTGCTCAAGTACCTCAAGGCTATCGGCAACACCCGGAAGCTCCAGGTGGTCTACAACACCTGCTTCGGCCTGCTGTGGGAAGACCGCGGCGACCTGGAGGACGAGGACAGCCTCATGGCCCGCCGGGAGGATTACGGCACCCGGCCGGACGGCTCCCCCGTGGAGCTGCCGGAGGGGGTGCTGGTGCTCACCGCCGGCGTGGACACCCAGGATGACCGCATGGAGTACGAGGTCGTCGGGCACGGCCACTTTGGGGAAACCTGGGGTATTGAAAAGGGCATCGTCATGGGCAGGCCGGATGACCCGGACACCTGGGCCAAGCTGGACGAGATGGTGTTCAACCGGGTATTCCGCTTTGAGGACGGCCTGGGGCTCCGAAGCTCTATGACCTTCGTGGACGAAGGCGGCCACTTCACCCAGGACGTCCGCCTCCAATGTCGGGCGCGCATCTCCCGCAAGGTGTTCTGCATCAAGGGTATGCCAGGAGCGGATAGGCCCTACACCTCTCCGCCGAAGAAGATGAAGATCGTGGTCAATCAGGTCGCCATCGGAACCTGCTGGCAGTACCAGATCGGCGTCGACTCCGGCAAGCAGATCATCATGGACAACCTCAAGGTGCAGAAGCCGGGCTCAAAGTACTGCCACTTCCCAAGGCGGGACGACTACGGCCCCGGCTACTTTACCGGCCTGCTCTCCGAGCACCTGGTATATGACCCGGCCAAGAAGCAGCCCTGGGTGTGGGAGAAGATACCCGGCCACGAGCGCAACGAGGCCCTGGACTGCCGCAACTACGCTCTGGCGGCCTTCAAATGCACGCCAGCCAACCTTGACGAGATAGACAGGCGGCTAAAGGCGGCCCGGGGGAAAGCCCCCTCTACGGGCGTTGCAACAGCCTCGCCGCCCCCCAAAAAGCAGACCAAGCGCGGCTCCGCGCTGAAGAAATACTATGACGAATGGTAGGTGATGCCCGATGGCAGATATGACCGACGTGAAAATCCGGCTGAACTTCTGGCGCTCCGCCTATGAGAAGCTGACTGCGGCTTACACCGCCCTGGTGGACGGCCGCGTCAAGAGCTATACCATCGACGACCGGCAGCTCACCCGCTTCGACCTCGGCACCCTCAAGGACGAAATCGAGGAGGCCGAGCAGAAGATCGACGAGCTGACCGCCCTGCTGAACGGCAGGCGGCCCCGCAAGGCCTTCGGCGTCATCCCCCGCGACTGGTGACCTTTTTCGTGAGGTCACGAAAATGATATGGGTACAAGCCCGAGAGGGCTTTACCACGGGCAGCCCGGCGGAGTTTGTCAGCTCCTTTCGCCGCCGGGCGGCCCGTTTTTTATGCAACACATAGGAGGTGGGCGACATATACCGCGATAAGAAAACCGGGCTGTTCCTGCCCGACACAGCGCGCCCCCAGGCCAAGGGATATAGCGAGGCCGGCGCCAGCATGACCCGGCGGGCGCTCAAAGGCTTTACCCCGCGCAGCGGCTCCCCCAGGGAGGACATCGACTGGAACAACTTCACCCTCCGCCAGAGGGGGCGGATGCTGTATATGTCCTCCCCGGTGGCGACGTCAGCCATCAACACCAACCGGACGAAGGTAGTCGGCGTCGGCCTGACCCTCAAAAGCTCCGTAGATCGGGAGGTGCTGGGCATCTCCCCGGAAGCGGCCAAGGAGTGGCAACGGCGCACCGAGGCGGAGTTTTCCCTGTGGGCCAAGAACAAGGCCAACTGCGACGCCACCCGCATGAACAATTTTTACGGAATGCAGCAGCTGGCGCTGGTGGCGTGGCTCCAGAGCGGAGATGTTTTCCCCGTGTTCAAGCGGAGAAACCCCACGCCGGTAAATCCCTACTCCCTGCGCATCCATCTTGTGGAGGCCGACCGGGTGCGTACCCCCGCCGAGTACGGGGGCGGAACGGCCGTGGCCCACATCACGGACGGGAAGAACCCGGAGAACGGAAACCGCATCTTTGACGGGGTGGAGGTGGACAACGACGGCATGGTCGTCGCCTACTACGTCCACAACACCTACCCCTGGCAGACCACGACAGAGCCGACCAAGTGGACGAGGGTGGAGGCCTACGGCCCCAGGACGGGCTTGCCGAACATCCTCCACATCATGGGGAGTGAGCGGCCGGACCAGTACCGGGGCGTGACCTATCTGGCCCCGGTGATCGAGCAGCTGCTGCAGCTGCGCCGGTACACGGAGAGCACGCTTATGGCCGCCCTCGTCCAGTCTTTCTTTACGGCGTGGATCATCACCAAGACCAGCCAGACCGAGATCCCCATCAACGAGGTCGGCGCCGGCGACATCGCCGGTGTCCCTGCGGCAAACCCCATCGAGAACAACTTGTCCGGGAGCGACAGCGAGTATGAGATGGGCCCCGGTACGGTTTCCCACCTGGCGGAGAACGAGGACATCAAATTCGGAAACCCCAGCATCCCCACCACGGGCTTTGATGCCTTCGTCAAGACTTTCTGCCAGCAGACCGGCGCGGCCCTGGGTGAGCCCTACGAGGTGCTGATGAAGACCTTTAACTCCAGCTACTCGGCATCCCGCGCCGCTCTCCTGGAGGCCTGGGAAGAGTTCAAGATGCGCCGGAGCTGGTTTGTGGCCGACTTCTGCCAGCCGGCCTATGAGGTATGGCTTTCGGAGGCGGTGGCCCGCGGCCGCATCAAGGCCCCAGGCTTTTTTGAAGATCCCCTGGTGCGGGCCGCGTGGTGCGGTGCGCGCTGGATCGGCCCCGTCCAGGGGCAGCTCGACCCGCTGAAAGAGGCCAACGCCGCCGTTGTCCTGGTCGACCACGGCTTCAAGACCCACGAGCAGGTCACGCGCGAGCTGGGCGGCGGCGACTGGGAGGCCAACGTGGAGCAGCTGAAAGCAGAAAACGCGAAGCTCGCGGAAGCGGGCGGCGCACGGATCACCAACCTGCCGAGCTCCGGCGCCGATGACGGCGAAGGCGGCGACGGCGAGGGCGAAGGGAAGGGAGAAAACGCATGAGCAAAACAGTGCCTACCACGCAGCCCGTCGTGAACATCAAGCGGGCCGCCTATGCGATGGCTACCGCCGACGGCCAGAGCGCAGAGATTACCATGTACGGCGACATCTACGAGCAACAGCCCACGGACTGGTGGGGCGATCCCGTAGAGGGGCAGTTTATTACCCTAACCGAGTTCCTTGAGGACCTGGGGCAGATTGCCGCTTGCAAGGACATCACCATCCGCATGAACAGCTACGGCGGCGATGCTGGCGTGTCCAACACCATCCACAACCGGCTCCGGGAGCTGGCGCGGGGCGGAGCGAAGCTCACCTGCGTCGTGGACGGTGTGGCTATGTCCGGCGGCTCCCTTATCATGTGCGCCTGCGACACGGTGAAGGTCAACCCCTCCAGCCTGATTATGATTCACAAGTGCTGGGGCTTCTTCTGGGGCGGTTACAACGCCGACGAACTGCGTGAGGCAGCTGGACAGTATGACGCCTGGGACAAGGCCCAAGTCGCCATCTACAAGCGGAAGACAGGCCTGACCGAAACCGTCCTGTCCCACATGATGTCCGACACGACCTACATGACGGGGCGCGAGGCGGTGGAAAAGGGCTTTGCCGACGAGCTGATCGAGGACGCGGAGCCCCTGGACGTCGCCGCCAGTGCAGACGGCCGGCGTCTGTTCGTCCGAGGTCGCACCATCCACCTCACGGCTGGGATGTTCGCCCCGGACAATATCCCTACGGTCGATCCCGAGGCCTCGGCCCCGGCTGAGACACATACAAGTCCGCCGGCAAAGACCGGCAGAAAAGGAGGAAGTACACCTATGGCAAGTACTGTTGAGGAGCTCCGGGCGGAGTACCCGGAGCTGACCGCGCAGCTGGAGGCCGAGGCAAGAGCTGCCGCCACCCCTGCCCCCAGCGCAGCGGCCGAAGGTGACGGCGGGGCTGACCCTGCCCAGGCCGAGCGTCAGAGAATCCAGGACATCGACGCCCTGGCATCTCTCTATGACGCCGAGAGCATCCGGGAGGCCAAGTACGGGGATCACCCCTGCACCGCACAGGAGCTGGCCTACCGCATGGCTCAGAAAGCCGCCCAGACCGGCAAGAGCTACATGGCGGCTCTGGAAGCTGACACCGGCGCGTCCGGCGCGCAGCAGGTCGGAGCCGCCAACAATGAGGGCGCGCCCGCCGGTGAGCTCACCCCGGAGCAGCGCATGGCGAAGGGCCGCGCCGATGCGAAGGCCCTGAACAAGAAGGAGGATAAGTAACATGGCGAAGCATCTCAACGACAAAGTCGGCTCTATGGAGTACGACAAGCTGATCGCCGGCATGACCCCGCCTCCCAAGGTGGCTTCCGGCGTCATCACCAAGCTGGCGACCGCCGCTACCTATCCGCGCGGCACCATCCTGTGCCGCAGCTCCGGCACCGGGGGCGACGGCAAGCTGAAAATCCTCGGCACCACCGCCGGCTCCAATGAGACCCTGACCCCCGACTGTGTTCTCTGCGACGAGGAGGACATCGGCACCGAGGAGGACGTCAATGTGGCTGTCTATGTGATGGGCTGCTTCAACGAGGACGTCGTGACCGTAGGGGCGGAGTACGACATTACCCAGGCTGACAGGGATGCCCTGCGCGAGCGCGGCATCTATCTGGGCCAGGTGCTGGACTAAAAGGAGGACAAGAATATGCCTTTCGACATTTTTGACACCTACTACATGGCGGGCATGGTCCAGGAGATCGTCCCCGTCCAGAACTTTTTCAAGAGCCGCTATTTCCCCACCGAGGCGGCAACCGACATCTTCAACGCAAACAAGGTGCTGGTGGAGTACCGCGACCGTGACCGCGCTATGGCGCCCTTCGTCGTGCGGCGCGCCGGCGATATCCCCGTGGCGCGGGGCGGCTATGAGATCCACGAATTTGAGCCCCCCTACATCGCCCCGTCCCGCC